GAGGCGTAGATCCTAATGGATCCTTCTTCCTTACCACAAAAAAGATGTTTGTTCGTGATCATGTATTGGCCTTTGATGCCAAGTGCATATGCTCGATTAACAATCCCAGTATGAGTGGAGAAATAAACGACATTCTTCATAGCGCGCTTGGCAAAATCATTCAGGTCTTGGGTAGATGTAGATAAGACATGTCTACGGTCCCAAATGTTATAAGACTGTGTAAGAGCATTTTTAGTACGAGAAAGTTGCAATCCTGCACCAATCTTCTCTTCAACCTCTTCAATCTTAGTATTGAAAGGACCCTCCAATTTACCATCGGAGGAGACCTCGACCTTGACATCACCTTGAGATTGGATAGGAACTTCTTCCTTGGCCTTCTTCGGCTTAAGTACGAAAACTTTCGTCAACTTATCATCTTCTTGCTTGGAAAATACTTCCTTGAGGAGAGCGCCGGATGCCAAAAACGTGGATGCGGCTAGGAACCAAATAAGATAATTACTTCCTGCCTTACCTATGTCACTTTCTAGCATCTTCTTGGAAAACATCCCCGTGAAACTGTTGTAGCACGAGCGCATCTTATGGATTGAGTGAGAAATACTCGTTCCAAAAGTGCGACCCGTGAAATACAAGTAACACAGATATAGCAGGAGAAAGTCAAATACCTTAACGAACCACCACAAAGTGGTAAGACCCATCTTGCCAAACAAAGTCGTGCAGTAACCCGAGAAATACGCATACACGCACACAAAGAAAAGAATACTCGGATGCGTATCAGTTATTCCTGCTATCACCAACACAAGAGTCACAATAAAGGACAACGTGGAATCGATTAATTCCTTGGTTGACTTAGCAAAAAAAATTGCTTTCTCCTTAAAATCCGCGAGGTATTCTTGAAGCGAGGTAGAGAAATCGCTATCTCCATGAGCGACAATAGGATTACCATAAATACTGGAGACAATCTTATGTCTAACGTCATCCATGCGAATTTCCTTCTCAAGGTGCTTCGTATAAAGATGTCTCAACAGATCACAATAGTTGTCAATATTGGACTCCTCATCTTTGCCATCAAGAAGGACAATATCCTCGGACCTTTTGGCATCAATTGGCCTATGTGCAGTTACTCTAAAGTACCACAAGTCCATCGGGCGCTCGACGTCCTTAGTCTTCTCTGGATCAAGACATAACCTACCCTCCTCACGATATTGTGGCTTGACTATCGCTTCCACGGTAATCCACCGCCTCTTGAAGGCGGCTGGATTGTTAACCTGATGAGGCAAGTTCATGTCGGCCTTGTTGGTATCAACTAAAACGAGTTCACAATAAAGTTTGGTCCTGCCCTTTCCTTCAAATGCCATGTCTGGATAAAACGTAAGATTGTCAATGACAGACGTCATTTCAATAAGACGATCATCAACGATGTTCTTCGCCATGTTTTCATGCATAGTACCCATTTCGGAGTAAAAAAGATAGGGATTAGTCATGGGATCATATCCCTCCCAATACTTGCTCGTCCTACTGCGAGGATAGATTTGACTCTCGTCAAACTCACGACCTCTAACTTCGGAAAAAATGGCAGCCGAAACTCGAAGTACACTGCTTTTACCAGTTCCCGGTGGAGAACAGAAAACTATTGCAAATGGTGTCATTCTACATTCTCCTGCAATTCTAGTTTCAATGTTGGAGAGAAGCCCGGTCAATTTCACAAGTTCAACCTTAAGATCAACCGATGACTTCCTCCAAGGAGAGATGTTCTTGATATAAAGGGGAATAGACTTAACGACGTCACGTAATTCAGCGGCATAATCCTTAATGTCGCGGAATCCTTCTTTAGGTAATCCGGTGTATAAGTAATCCTGCTGTACGTATAGCAAGCGGATCTTAGACTCCAGTTCCATAAGAGGATCAGACGCAAAGACAAGTTCCTTCAATGGTACTCCTTTCATCCATGACTGAAAATATCGCTCCAGAACTGAAAGCGAACCTAAAGCAAAATCAAGAAGTTCCAGTGGATTCGTAACCTTCTCTGGGACCTTCACATACTTGAAGAATTCCTTTGGTACAATATCCTTGAAAACCTTGATACTCATAAGAGTGGCCATCAGTTTGTACATAGCTTGAAGAAGTTCACTATTCATCGTGTATTTGAGAAACGATCTCGCATCATCCACATATCCCTGAGAAATAATTTCAGCTTCGTCAATGTCTCCTACGATAGTGTACCCTTTCTTGTACATCAAATTGTGGATATGAAGTTGTTTGCAGACTCTCTTAAATTCACTCTTCTCATCCTTGAACAGCGGCGATATTATCAATACGCTCGACGTCAACAAATTGAGAGCTGCTGAGTACTTGTAATCCTCAGTATCAATGTATCTACGAACAAAATTCTTTGCGACAATGGAGACTATAGCGAAATCACTAGTCATTAATGCAGTAAATACGTCTATTACATCCATGTAAAATTCCAATTTAGCGATGAACTCCTTATCAGCTGGACTTAAGAGCTTACGGTCACAAACATGACTAGCGTAATAGGATACCTTATTGTAAAGTCCTGCTGTGTCGCCAGCAATAGTGCCAGCCAGCCTGAAGGGAGCTTGTTGGAAAACATTCCTCACAGCACCACATGTACTGCGCATAATGTCAGAGCAGGCATACTTGTTCGCACGAATATGTCTTCTCAAACAAGAATAACAAAAGGGTTTCCTATTATCGGGCGCTTGGCGCGGTGGAACAGGAGATTCTTTCTGCTCCTCAGAAGGAGGTTCTTTTACCTCCTCCCTGTGAGAGGGATTCTCTCCTTTTTCCTCCGATTGATCAGGATTACCCTGAGTAACGCATCTAAAATGCGTAATAGTCCCCTGGTGAAAAATTTCACTGGACACAATCTCTTCGCAAGCGAAGATATCACCTGACCGGGTGACATCCCCAACACTCTTTGACATGCTACATTTAGAAATCTGGGAAATCATCATGTATTTTGAAAAAGAAATAAACAAAAGAAAATAAAATAGCCCTTAAAATAAAAGAAAATAGTAATGATCTCGAACAAGTAAACACAACGAATACTGCCTGATGACAATACTACCGATTGTGTGGAACTAAATTCAAAATCAAAACTAGAATAATTCGCAACTGAGTAATGCAGGAAATCTGGGTGGCTAACCCCAGACCCCTCCTAGGTAATGAACCCGTAAGCTGACGCGAGACACCGGTAATTAACCGTAAACTTCTCTCAGCATGCCTCATGCCAATCGTTCACAACGAACTGATCACCAAACCTCAGGTGTGTTAAGCCCTATCAGTTTAATCCCTTCCTCGGTCAAGGGTTCGGGACCACAAAATATATCCCCTTATGGGGTGTCCGATTCGGAACAGTCAAACTACGACTCCGTTCCTAGCCCAATTTGTTATAGCATAATTGACTAGGCATCTTCAGGCATTCACTGCAAAACTTCTCGTAATAGGTAATGCAGCCCTGACGATTAGGCGTCTAACCCCTTGCGTGGGTGTAGAGATTGCTCTCGGACAAGATTTTCTCACGTCATCTTGGTAAAATTATTGTATGACCACTTGACTCTCCTATCTTAAGTATATTATGACAACGGCACAATTCATTGATCGTGCGGAAGCCAAAGGACCTAAGGAGCCCAAGTGTCCACTAAGGAGGCTAAAAGCCCGCTGGCGTGGTAAACGAATAATCCCAAGTCTAACCGTGGTACTCGATCTTTCTATCCTATGGTAGACGGTAAAATGAAACAGTTCATCACTAATGGATCGGCAACTACGTACCCAACCTTGCACCTCGTGCTTAATCTGGAAACGGAAGAATTCCAGTCTGATGGCCATAACTCTCCATCAGTAGAGGGTGAGATGAAAAATCTCTATTGCGGGGCGAAAGCCCCGCAAAGGGGGAGCAGAAGCTCCCCCAAAATTTACTCTAGGGAAAACGGCAAAGCCGGAAAACCTCGACAAAAGTCGCTTAGCGCTACGCGCTTAACCTGGGAACGGAATAATCCCAGTCTGACAGCCATACATCTCTGTCAGTAGAGAAATCTGCGTACGGAATAAAGCAGATTATTGAAAACTCGATAAATAGATCTAACAAGCATAAGTGTCGGCTCACTAACCGAGACTCGTGCTCGATCAACCTACTCATGCTCGCCGGGGGGTAGACCCCCG